GTTAATCCCTCTTTTTGCAGGGATGCATTAATTCTATCTATTAAATAAGCCATGCCGTATTTATACTAGATGCCTAGTTCTTTTTCAGTTATGATTTGAAATTGCCACCCATGTTCTCGGCAAAAGATATCAGCTGCCCGCCACTTCTCTTGATTTACCGCATATGTTGCCGCCTCTTGGATAAATCGGTGAGTTTTACGTTTTTGAACTGGCATTTTCGTTTGTGAGTATGGCTTAACCTCCCACAAATACGTCATCACCAGGCCGTCTTTCCGCCTGACCTTGACGATGAAATCTGGAAAGTAACGATGCATTTTTTGGTCAATTGGACTTCTGTAGGGAATGGGCAACTCCTCAGAACCCCACCAAATTACACCCGGATTATCATCAAGATATTTCATTACCATCTTTTCCCAACTTGAACGATAAATAATGTTGCTTGGATCACCTTTATATTTCTGTGGGTTTTTAGGTTTGAATACACCTTTGTAGGTTTGTCTGGTCATGTGGTATAAATAATAAGTAATAACTTGAGGTATATATGGCACTATTCACGCTTACGGACATACGATTTAATTCGGATAAAAATCGAACCTCCAATAAAATAATTGGAGAGAAATATAAGATTAACACCTTGCGCTATCCTATTGATTTGGGTGAAGTGGATAAAGGTCACTATATGGTAATTCATATAAACCAACAAAGACGCACTCAGTTTCCTGGATTACCAAGCAATGATGAAACTACTGCAGTACAGAATAGACTCGGTTTAAATCGTTTTAACGGCGGAGGATCTGATTTTATTTCAATTACACAAGGTGCTGTAACTGCTGCTTCACAACTAAATCTTACACAAATTTCCGAAAACATACAAAAGAAATATAAGTTGTCGGCTGGTAGTCCAGAATTGCAAAGACTTTTGCAAAAAACTCAAGACGTATATAATGCATCAGGATTGAAAGGTGTATCAGAATATTTTGCAGATAATGCTGCAACATATGCTAAAACCGGTATCAGAACAACAAAACGTACAACAGATACAATTGCATTATACATGCCTGATACATTGGCGTTTTCTCAGAACCAAAGCTTTGCTGGACTTGAACTTGGTGGTGGACTGGCAGCAACCTTAGGCGCAGGTTTTTCTGGAATACAAAACATCGTTAATAGTGATGTGAGCAATACTGAAAAAGCAAACTACGCATTTAAAAATGCAACACCATTTGTTTTGAATGCTTTAGCTAACATGACAGGACAGGCTGGTCGTGCTGTATTTGCTGGATTCACTGGAACAACTGTTAACCCAATGATGGAAGTTATATATTCTGCTCCTGAATTTAGAAGTTTTCGTTTTGATTTTATGTTTTATCCAAGAAGTCGCATTGAAGCAAAAGAGGTGCAAAATATTATACAAAGAATTAGATTCCATCAAGCACCAGAAGTATTAGGTAACAATTCAGCTGGTGGATTGGGTGGATATTTCTTGGTGCCACCTTCAGAATTTGATATTAAATTCTACTATAATGGGGGTGAAAATCCAAATATACCATCAATTTCTACTTGCGTTTTACAAACAGTTGATGTGGATTATGCACCAAGTGGATTTGCAGCATATGAAGTACTAGAAGACAAAGGTATACCAGAATTAGGTTCAACTGGTATGCCAGTTGGTATTAGGCTTGGATTGGTGTTTAAAGAAACTCAAATTATTACTAAGTTTGATTTGAGTGAAGAAGCTTCCAGATCCGGAGGTAGAAATTTCTTCTCTCAAGCCGAAAGAGATTCACCTGAGTTACAATAAACTAAACAACCATGGCAAAATATTTTAACTACTTTCCACAAACGGCATACTATTTGTCAGACGATAACTCATCTTTAGATGTTGTTACAAATATAATGTCTCGTTTTTCGTTCAATGCAACATCAAAAGATAAATTGGTGATGTATTACAAATATGATATTTCTGATGGCGAAACTCCAGAAATAATTGCAGATAAATTGTATGGATCACCAGAGAAACATTGGATCATTCTTTCTGTAAATAATATTAAGAATCCACAGTTTGATTGGCCTTTGCGTTATAGTGACTTAACAAAATATATTGATATTAAATATCGTGGTGCCACATACGCAAACACTGCAAACACAGGAACAGGATTGTCTTGGTCAAAATCTCACACGCACTCATATTATATAACTGAAAAGCGTGTAATGCCATCTGGCAGTGACACGACCGAAACCATCATAATTGATGCTGCAACATTTGCAAATACAAATACAACATCGACTGTTGTATATACGTTATATGATTCTTCTAATGTTACAATAACTACAACAAAATCTTCAATATCTTATTATGAATATGAGATAGAAGCAAATGAAGAAAAAAGAACAATAGATATTCTTCGACCAGAATTTGTAAAAACAATTGAACAAGAATTTAGAAACGTTATTACATAATGTCAGAATTAAATATACAAGAAACAACGCAATACAGAATTACTGAATTGGTGTTGGTTACTAAGATTGGTTACATTGATATCACAGACAAATTTGAAGAGTTGAATATATTTGACTCAATGTTGAATCAATCAATGAGTGGAAATATTTTAATTCGTGATGCGATAGGTTTGTCGGAACAATTAATATTTGATGGTTCTGAAGTTTTGATTGTTAAGATTGGCAAAGATGAAGATGAGTTGATGATAAAGAAATCATTTCGAATATACAAACAATCTAATCGAGTTCCAGTAAATCAATCCAGTGAAGTCTATGTTTTGCATTTTGTTTCTGATGAGTATATTTTTTCACTGCAACAAAAAGTACAACACTATTATAACTTGACATATTCTGAAGCTGCTGTTAAAATTATGAATGATTATTTGGGCATCAAAAAAATTGGAATATATTCATCTTCTTTTGGTGTTCGAAATATTCTTGTTCCTTCTCTAGAACCTTTGGTTGCTTTACAGTGGCTTGCAACTAGAGCTGTAGACGAAAACCAATCACCTGGATTTATATTTTTTGAAAATAGGATGGGATTCAATTTCACAAATTTGAGTACATTGTTTTCTTTTCCGAGCTTAACTAGAGTAAATTTTAGTGCAAAAAACATTTCGGATAATCTAGGTGAAGAATTTACTGGTGCTAGAAGTTTTGAGGTTATTACACAAAATGATTTTGTTCGTAATACCAAATCTGGTGTTTACGCTGGCAAACTTATAGCATTTGATCCTTTGACGAAAACAATACAGGAACAACAACATACATATAAAGAGATGTATGATACTGGTGAACATGCAAATAAAAATCCAAACGTTTCTCTAATAAAAAATAGAGGCGGTTTATTTCAAACACAGATGTATGATTCAAGAATTGTGACGTATCCATTTTTTGGAAATAGAACAAATAGTGCTTTTATTAAAGAAAACAATCCAACATCGATATCATTAGAAGAAGATACGGAAAATTATAAATTTCAACGTGAAGCTATTTTTCAAAATTTATTCTCGAAGCGTGTTAAATTAGTTTTACCAGGAAATTTTAAGTTATCTTCTGGTTTTTGCATAGATTTAGATGTACCAAAAAGAAGTGTTTTAGCAGATGGTGAAAATCCATTCGATTCTTCATTGTATGGCAAATATTTAATTGTTGCCACACGACATATAATAAGACCAAATATGCATGAAGTTGTCATTGAAGCTGTGACCGATTCATCAAATTATAGAGAAAAGAATAATAATACTGTATTTACAAGTACTGTTGACCAGGAGAAAGCGGCAAATTATAATGAATAACGATTACTATCAAAATTGGGTTGGGATTGTTGAAGATAGAAACGATCCACTAAAGTTACGTTGCAGGGTGCGTATTATTGGTGTGCATCCAATCAGCAAAGCGCAAGTTCCGACTGAAGCTTTACCTTGGGCATCAATTTCTTGTCCACCATCTTCAATGTTGTCTCTGATGATGCCGAAAGAAGGTGATACTGTTGACGGTTACTTTATGCATGGTAATCCTGATTTTCCAGTGATTACTGGAGTTATTCACGGAATTAGATTGGAAGAACAAAATAACCAACTTGGTTTTAATGACCCACGAATACCAGAAATCATTGTTACAGCACCAAAACCTGCAAAAGGTATTGTGTATGAACAAATTGGTGCGCCGTCATTACCTTACACTTCTTTGGAAAATTTAACGTTGTTAAAGCAAACAACAATATATAAAGCAAATCAAAATAGACAACACGTTTGTGATGTTGCTGGACTAATGAAACGCAATGCAGCTTTAGAAAGATTAAAATTTTCAGAACTTGTAACAAAAATTCGTGAAGGCATTAAAGCTTTATTGAAAGCTTTAGGACTTACACCTAGTGGTGAAACAGTTTATTGGATTGAACAAGCAAAAATACTTGCTCGAGAGCTGAGCAATATTGCTAAATCTATATCTGAATTGGCAGACCTTGCGACCGTAATTGTTGATTTTGCAAAAAGAGTTAGAGCAATGATTGATTATATTAATGCTTTGCCTTCAAAGTTGTATGCTTTGTTGAAACAATGTTTGTCTGAATTGGTAGCATCACTGACTTCAGGTTTGTCAGATTTATTTTCATTGGGTGGTACAACAGATTTCACAGAAGCTATTGCAGCCTTCAATGATGTAAAGAAATCGGCTGGAGAAATTTATACGGCTGGTTTAAAAGTTGTTGCAGCACCCGTTGCTGTAATTCAAGCATTGACTACTCCAGGTAGTTCAACTGATATTGCAGCTGCTGGAGAAACGTTGAATACATACCTATCCAGTGTGAACCCAACATCAACGACAACTAATATAACTAAACTCACAACTAATTAATATGGCAACAAAACCATCTGATGATTATTCGTGGACAGAACCCGAATCTCAGGCAAACGATGAAACGTTGCCGAAATACCCATACAACCACGCAACCATAACCGAATCTGGCCACAGTTTTGAATTGGATGATACTCCAGGACGTGAGAGGATACGCCTCCAACACGGCGGCGCACAAACTGATGGTAATGGCACTTTCTTTGAAATACAATCTGATGGAACGAGAATCAACAAGATTGTCGGTGATAATTATGAGATTGTTGCCAAAAATAACAATGTTATTATTTCTGGTGTATGTAATATTACCATAGAAGGCAATTCAGTTGTACACGTTAAGGGTGACAAATATGAAAAAATTGATGGTGACTATTACCTAGAAGTTGGTGGTAAATTGTCACAAACTGTTACTGACACATCTTCAATAATATCGAATGGTGATATGACAGTTGGGTGTGGTAATCCAATTACAGGTCGTATGAAACTTGCGACAGGCGACCATCTATACTTACAAGGCGACTTGGTTGTATCTGGTGCATTAAGTGCTGATATGATTACATCCCAAACCAAAGTCAATGCTGGTACAGGTATGAGAGCTGGTCCTTTAGGATTTGTAACACTACTTGGTGGTGTTGCCGCAGGATTAGATGTTGCAATACCAACAATGGTGACTGCTACAACAAACATTACTGCTGGAGCTGAAGTGTCCGCTCCTGTAGTTTTTGGCGGACAAGTAATGGATATTCGTGGATCAATGGAAATGATGCGAGCAATATATAATACACACACGCATCCAGCAAAACCAGTGACCGGTCCACCCTTTTCACTAATGTAATGAGGTAATATTATGGCAAGCGTATATGAGAGATTAAATTTTAGTTTTGATACAAGTAAGTTTGGAGATTCAATTAATCTTTCAGACAGTACAAAGAGTTATCTAAACGCCGCACCAGTTAAACTTGAAGATTGGCAAAAAAATGATTTGGCCACAGGCGGTATTGTCAAAACAAATTATTTTAAAAATCCAATGATTACTGTTACCTCAAGATTGAGTGATAACGTTGCTGAGTTAAACAGTGTTTTACAGACAATCGATACATTTGATAACGGTTCTGGAACTGAATTAAAAACTAGTGTATCGAATTTGATAATTGAGATTCGTAACTATTTGAGTCACACATCAAACATCTCTGGTGTTACGGAATCAAAAGCTAATATTTCAGAAGGTTCTATTGTAGTCACTCATTTTCCAGATTACAATAAGGCAGTTAGTGCAGGTGAACAGATTTTAATGTTGACTAGTGCAACCGATGGTGTTGCCAATACAGTTCCTTTGTTGGGTAATTTTACTAGTTTGTTTATTTCAGATGAGATTACATCCAATGCCAACAACATTATTAATAACATAGTTTTGGTGAAAAACAGCATTCGCACAGAAACAACAGGTGGTGAAACGCCAGTAACATCGACTTTATCAAACCTATCATTATCACTTATAACATCTTTAACTGCAAATGTTGCATCTGCCAACACGTTATTGTCTACCAGAAGATTGCATGATTGGAACTTTTACAGAAATTCATTGAATATTTTGGATGATTATAACAAACTCAACTCACTAGGTAGAGTCGGTAATACACAAAAATACTTAATAAACAATCTGATTGGTACAGACAAATACAAAAATAGCTTGGCCAATGAATCGGTTACGGATCCTCTAGTTTCTCAATATTCAGATTTTTGGAGCAAGGCAAATACTTTAACCACAATTCAATCCAACTCTGTGGGTGGAGTCATGGATCGCAATTGGGGATTGTATAGGTCTTGGTATGGATCTAATCCTGATATTACTTGGGGATCAAGTGGCACCGGTGCCACAGGTAACAGGTCTGGTACAGTTTCACTAAAAGCCGGCGGAAGAGGAGTTGATGTAGTTATTGTGGATGGTGTTATAGATTTGAATCATCCTGAATTTGCTGTGAATCCAGACGGCACGGGTGGTAGCAGAGTAAAATATTTTAATTGGTATTCTTTGAACATACCTGGTGATACCAGTTATGGACAGACATACAGTCCTCCTATAACAACTAATGCAAGTTCTTCTTCTGATGACAGTAGACATGCTGTTCATGTGGCAGGTACTGTAGCAGGTAATACACAAGGATGGGCTCGTAATGCTAATATTTACAACATAAGTCCGCAGTATGTGACAGGCGGTGTTCAATATACATACTTGTACAAATACATTTTGTATTGGCACAATCAAAAACGTGCGGCAGGTAATATGACACCAACAATTGTAAATAACAGTTGGGATTCACGATACACAATAACTTATACTAATATCACATCCGTGACATATCGAGGATCAACTGTTGCAGGTCCATTTACTATTAATCAATTGGCATCTTATGGCATTAACGTTGACTCCTCCAACATTGCTAGGATTCCATTGAGGAATGACACAATGGATGCTGACATACAGGCCTGCATTGATGCGGGTATTATCATGGTTGCTTCCGCTGGAAATCAATATTATAAAATAACAACAAATACTAGCGATGTTGACTACAACAATACTGTGACAGCAACAGGATCCAATTCAGGCAATCCCATATACTATAATCGTGGTTCATCACCAGGTTCTGCGTCAAATGTCATATGTGTAGGAGCGATATCATCGTCAATCAATAGTCCAGGTCCTGACAGAAAACTTGATTATAGCAATCGTGGGCCTCGGGTGAATTTGTTTGCTCCTGGCACAATTATTACCAGTGCTTGGCTTACAAACATCATTACAGATCAAGGAATTTTACCTACTCCTGTGGTTGATGCGAGAAATTCCAACTATTATGTTGCCAAACTTAGTGGCACTAGCATGGCGTCACCACAGGTGTGTGGTGTATTGGCATGTGCATTAGAAATAACTCCCACAATGAATCAAGCAGCTGCATTAACTTATATCACAGAGAACGCTGGAGTAAATCAGATTCCCACAACTACTGGCGGCGTAACCGATCCATATGACCTGTTGGGTGCGGCAAATCTTTACCTAGCAGTACCTTCTAATTTAAAAAGCACTGGTTAAGAATAATTATGACAAACACAAAAATAACGTTGGGTAACATAGATAAATAAGATATGGCCACAGTAATTTCATCTTCATCCAGACAATATAAAGATTTGGACCTTAACTTTTTGATACATCCAGTAAGGAAAGATATCAATAAACACAAGGACGAAATGGCAGTTATCAATTCAATTAAGAATTTGATGATGACCAATCATTACGAAAGACCGTTTCAACCTGATTTAGGTTCTAACGTAAGGCGCTTGCTTTTTGAAAACCTCGATAAGATTACCGCAATATCGATGGACAGAGAGATTAGACAGGTTGTTCAAAATTATGAACCAAGAGCACAGATTAAAACCCTAGATATCTTACCTGATGTTGACAATAATGGATTCAGTGTTCGTATGGAATTCTACATTATGAATATGACAGATCCCGTAACAATTAATTTTTTCCTAGAACGAGTACGATAAATGGCAAATCGTTTAAGAGTAACCGAACTTGATTTTGATACAATCAAGACCAATTTAAAAACATTCCTAAGACAACAGACGGAGTTTTCCGACTACGATTTTGAGGGTGCTGGCTTAAGTGTTCTTTTGGACATTTTGGCATATAACACGCACTATAATGCATACTATCTCAATATGGTTGCAAATGAGGGTTTCTTAGATACCGCATTATTGAGAAACTCGGTTGTGTCTCATGCCAAGAAACTTGGTTATACACCACGTTCCAATAGAGCATCTAAGGCTGTTATTGATGTATCGATTAATGGCAGTACTTCTGCAGAAGATTACTTGACTATACCACGTGGTTACACATTCATCAGTGGTCCGGTTGATGGTAAAGTTTACACATTCATCACGTTGCAAGACCACACTGTTTCAAAAACTGGAACAAATTTTGTATATAATGATATAGAAATTTTTGAAGGTAAGTTACTTTCATATTCCTACACACATTCGGAGGCCAGTAATCCTAAACAAGTTTATGAAATACCTGATGCTAAAGTGGATACAACAACATTACGTGTTACAGTTCAACAAAGTTCTTCAAACACGGAAACTGTTGTTTATAATCCTGTAGATGACTCAATTTCATTGACTTCGGATTCTAAAACGTATTTCTTACAAGAAGGACAAAGTGGCAAGTATCAAATCTATTTTGGTGATAACATTGTTGGTAAAAAATTACCAGATGGTGCGGTTTTAACAATCAGTTATCTAATAAGTAATGGTGAAGATGCAAACAAAGCTGCGAACTTCACTGGTTCTGCATCAATTAATTTACTTTCTGGCTTTACAATCAATACTGTTACAGTTGCAACTGGTGGTCGAACACGTGAGACTGTTGATGAGATTAGATTTGCTGCACCACTACAATACATTTCGCAAAATCGTGCTGTTACCAAAAACGATTATATCAAATTAATTCAACAAAAATATCCACAGTTTGAAGCCGTTAATGTTTGGGGTGGAGAAGAAAATGACCCACCTGTTTATGGCAAGGTTTTCATCTCGGCCAAACCTAAAGATGGTTTTGAGATTACAGATACCGAAAAAGATTTCTTCTTACAGAATGTTCTAAAACCAATTAGTGTGATGACTGTTACACCACAAATTGTTGACGTTGACTATAATTACTTAAAAATGATTTCAACAGTATATTATGACCCAACCAAAACAATTTTGGATTTGAATACATTAAAAACTAAGGTCAGAACATCAATTTTAGATTTTTGTAATACTAATCTAAATTCTTTTAATGCATACTTTAGGTCTTCTGCTTTAAAAACGGCAATTGACTCTTGCGACATTTCTGTCATTTCAAACGAGTTGGAAGTTTTTATTGCCAAAAAATTTAGACCAGACCTTATAACAACATCAAATTATATTTTAGATTTTGGTGTTGAACTGCAACGTGGTACAACAAACGATAACTTCTATACAAGTCCAAACTTCACAGTATTGGATGAAAACGGAATTACAAGGTCAGCGTTTATTGAAGAAGTTCCATCATCATTTACCGGTGTTGAATCAATTACTGTTACCAATCCAGGTATTAATTACTCATCAACACCAACGATTGCGATTCTAGGTGACGGTCAAGGCGCCAAGGCAGAAGCCACAATTATCAATGGTCGTTTGTCATATATTACAGTTACAAATCCAGGTGTTGGTTATACGACTGCTGCAATTGTAATTACTGGAGGTGGCGGAACATTAGCCACTGGATCTGCTGTGCTTGAGAATAGATATGGTCAAATACGTATTGCTTACTTTAGACCAGATGAAACATCGAATCAAAGTGTTAAATCAATTCTTAATTACCAAAACAACAATGGTGTGATGGGTCAGATTGATTACACCAAAGGTAAAATTTACATTAACAATTTTAATCCTCTATCTGTGGCCAACGATTTTGATGAGTTGTCTGTACATATTCGTCCATCTAAATCAGTTATTCACTCAGAGAAAAATAAATTGTTAACGTTTGATGTTAATGATTCTACTACAATCGTTATCAACATAGTACCAATAAAATAATGTCAGACGTAATTCTATCAAGTATAGTAGAAAGTCAACTTCCTGAATTTATTAGGGAAGAACATCAACTTTTTGCAACATTTATTAAACGATACTATGAGTGGTTGGAAAAGAACGGAAACATTGTTTTGGAGTCCAAAAAATTGGATGATGCCAAAGATGTTGACTTGGCTGACAATGTTTATATTGAACAAATTAGAAAAGAGATTGCACCATTCTTTCCAAAAGAACTGTTGCTTGACAAGGCTAAGTTTTTAAAGATCGTTGGTGAATTCTATCGTTCAAAAGGTACACCAGAGTCTGTTAAGTTTCTTTTCCGTGTATTATACAATGAAGAAATAACAATCAGTTATCCAAAAGAACAGGTGTTGCGTACATCTGATGGTAAATGGGTTCTTCAACTAGCCTTGCGTGTAACCGACAATGATGTAAATATTTTAGAAATTGAAAAAACAAAAATTATAGGTCAAACATCTAAAGCATCTGCAATCGTTGAGAAGGCAATAAAATCTGTTGACCGACAGTTGGGCATTGAATATGTTGAGTTATATATCTCCAACATCACAAAATTATTCACTACTGGTGAAACGATTAGAACACACGTTACTGGGAATACACAAATTGAAGTTACAGCAACTTTGATTGGTTCTCTATCAGAAATTAAAATTGATCCAATAAATCGTGGATTGTATTACAATGGATATGATCCAGATTTAGGTTACGATGGTGATCCTGTTACAATTATTGGTGGTTTAAATCCACAATCTGCAAATCCAGTTGGTGCCTTGGCTACAGTTGGTACTGTTTTAAAAGGTTCTGTTAAAAACATCATTACTAGAAATGGTGGTTTTGGTTTCAGATATGATTCGATTGCACCAAACTCATCTATTATTGACTTCAAAGGTGGTTTTGCCGGTGGACTTTTGGGTTCAGAAGCCAAGGCATTCATTTCGTTACTTGATGAAAATTATACACGAAATGTTAATGTTTCTGATGTTACAATTGAAACTGTTTATTCACAGTCAATTAATCAATGGGATAATACATCTAATACAAAAACAATTGGCCAAGTTACAACATATCAAGATTTAGGTTTGTATAGTATTGCTTATGTTGACATTCTGTCATCTGGTGGTGGTTACAGACAAAAACCTGAAGTTGATATTTCCAGTATGTATTTGGAAGACGTTGATGATTTATTGGTTATCACATCATGTACTGCCGTTCAAGGCAGTCGCATACTTAGAGATTCTTCACAAGATTTAACAGACACTTTTGAAGTTGGTGAAAGAGTCAAATTGTTTTTAAAGAATCGTTTTGAAGAAATACGAACAGTTACTGCAGTAACGTCTGAGACAATTACATTAGATGTTCCGTTTGAAAACAACATTGATAACTTGATGGTTTATAAACTATTGAGAAAAAATCTTGATGCGTTAGGTTCTTTGGGTCGTATTGAAATTTTAAGTGGTGGACAAAATTACAACGTAGGTGAATATTTAATATTCTCATCGACTGGTGGCCGTGGACTTGGCGCAAACGCACAAATTATTGAAGTTCACACCGCAAACAATGGTGTTAAATCAGTAGAATTCAACGAAAGAAGTATTGGTGCTTTAACTGGTGTAACAATTTCCACAGGTGGCACTGGTTATGGTGTAGGTAACACATTTACTGCTACGGGTGGAACTGGAACTTCTGCGGTGCTAACTGTTTTGACTGTTAATGGTAGTGGTAATGTTACTTCAGTTAATGTTTCAACTTCTGGTAAATACATCACAAGTCCAACTACAACATTAAATCCATTTACATCAAACACTGGTTCTGGTTCTGGATTTAGAGCTAACTTAACAATTAGTTATGCACCAGAGTATATTCGTGGTGGTGAAGGTTATGATGCAGCACATTTACCAACAATAACTGTTAACACTGCATTTGGTACAGGTGCAACATTAATTGCCAAAGAAATTCTTGGTGATGGTGAAGAACTCGAATTGTCAACAACTAGAATTGGATCGATTTCAACATTACGTGTTGTAAGTTATGGTTATGATTACATCTCTGCACCACAAATTTCATTACGTAATGCAGACTTAGTTGTTTCGAATGTAACACAAGGCCAAATTTTTGTTGCCAATACAAAAATCTATCAAGGTGCATCAAACACAAATACAACTTGGACAGCTTTTGTTGATAGATACGTCACATCAAACAACCACATGAGAATTTATAATTACCGTGGTGCTTTCAATGTTGCATCACAAATTATATCTGATGATAATACAGTTTCTGCGAATGTTGTGAATGTATCTTACTATGGTGACGGCAAAGCAAAGGCAACAGCTGGGTTTGAAAATGGTTTAATTCGTTATCCTGGTATTTACTTGAATGAAGATGGTCAACTGAGTGCTGATAAGAAATTACAAGATTCTAAGAAATATCACAATTTCTCTTATGTAATCAATACCGAAAATGATTATGTTAAATTTAAGAAAGCCTTGAATGATGTTGTTCACCCCGTTGGAACAAAAACATTTGTTACCAGAGTTAGTGCCAATCCAAAAAATGCTGCCAGACCAAACAGCACAATCAAAATAATTTCTGTGCAGACTTTATCGAACACATTCAATGTAGCCAATGGTTCAAACAATATGGTTGCAACTGGTGCTTCACCTAATTTGGCATCTGTCATTTCTGTTGGTGATTATGTGACACTAAGAAATGTTGAACGTAGAATTAGTGGTACTGTAAATGTCGGTGTATCTTCCAATGTTGTTGTTGGTACTTCCACAAACTTCATTAACG